TTGAGATGGTGCGCTCTATCAAAGTTTTATCCGCCGATGGATATGCAAAAATAAATCAGGTATTGTAAAAAGTTGTGCGGAGTGTTCTCCTTCTCCGCTTCGCATACGAGTTGAGTTGCCCTCGCAGGAATGTTTGGGCAATTCCTCGTCTGCCCTAGAACCTGTAGTAGATAGGGTCAAATCGGTTTGTTGTCAAATTGGCTATGGGGTAGAATAGACCTATCGGGCAAACGCCCGAAAGTTCAAGAGGAGGACTTATGAAAACCGAAGAAGCAATTAACGAGTTCAAAAAAACGATAGATCAATTTGGTGTTCCGTGTTGGGTGGCGCATATCAGTTGCCCGATTCGTAATGCCGTTCCGAAAGAAATCAAAAAACAATTATTGGCAACAGCAAAAGTTTCGGAAGGTTGGTCAAAACAATTTGATGGCCAATTCGTTTTCGGCAAAACACGGACAGACGATAAAGAAAACATTTTGGAATGGGCGAAACAAAATGTTTTCCAAATGGTAACAATCAAAGAAGTCGCAGATGCTTGCGATGTAACTCAAAGTTGTGCGAGGCGCACGATGAACGCCCGACCAGATGTGTTCAAGAAGTTCGGTAAAGAATATGAGATACGAGATGCTGAGGCAGATCGCAAAGCACAGAAGAAATAATCAACCAAAGTTCAAGAGGAGGACTTATGACAAAGCAAGTGAGATGGAAATGCGAGAAGTGCGATGACGGATTGTTAGCACCGACCCGACCACGCAAGAACGATGTCAGGCGATACTGTCTGCCTTGTTCAGCGAAGTCGGGCAAGCTGGTTGATCGTGTCGCACCTTCGTTAGAGAAGAAGCGAGAGAAGCGCACGGCGATTGTTCAGCAGAAGCAGAAAGCGAAGCGTGTGCGTATTGCAACAAAGTTGCAGCCAAAGAAAGAACGATGGAAACGAATGGAACAAAGACAAGCGATCTTCAACAAAGAAGCAGATCGCATTTGGGAATTGTTTCACCCGCAAGGCACAAATCGTAAACGACCTACAATTTCAATTGTGTTCGCTCGTAATCGTGATTGTAGCGGTTATTACAATGGTGGCGTTTTGATTCGGATTCCTCGTTGGTCTTCGGGTGGGGCTTGGGCTTGGGAAGTCTTGGCGCACGAACTTTGCCACGCTGTCGTTCCGACAAGCATTCGTGATGGTTCGCACGGCAAGGCGTTTTATGTTGCTCTCAAGAATGTGATTGAGGCAAGATGGAAAGTTCAAATGGACTGGTCATCAATAAATGGTTACACAACTTCATCTCACTCGTGGGGCTACAAAGTTGATTACTTGATGACAGGGCAGTTAGAGAAAGCCGATGTTGTGAAGTTCAGTTATCCAGCAGATCAGATAAATGAGAAACCCTAAAGGAGACAAAATGAAATCAGAAAAACAAGAAATTGAAGCAATGAAAGAAATACTTGAGTTCGGTGATTACTACCTAATCAAAGTAATCAACGGTCATAAAGATTATGACGGGCAGATAGTAGGCATGAACGAGAACAGCCTTGTCATTGAATGTTGGAATGTCGTCAAAGGCAACTTGTGTGAGACTGAAATCAAGTTCTCAGACATTGAAGAAATCTGGGCGTTGGAAGAAATGGTGTGGGGCTGATAACTCCACAACACCCCTGAGTAATAATGAGATCAACATAAACAAACGAACTGAGGAGGTTCAAATGAAACAGATACCGAAACCGAAACACGGAAGCAAAGAGTGGTTACTTGAAAGATGGCGTGATGAGCAAGGCAGGTGCGTGTTCGGGGCTTCCGATATTCCTGCGCTTATGAACGCTTCGCCATACAAGACAAGAGGCGAACTGTTTGCAGACAAACTAAACGAACCAGTTGAGCAAGCAGAGTCAGCGATCTTTCGGCGTGGCAATCTTTTAGAGCGACCTTTGCTTGAAGCAGCAAGCGAACAGTTGGGCTACACATTCAATACACCCGACACCATCTATCGTGATGGCAGGCTTTCGGTTTCGCTTGACGGTGTTGATAATGAGATTGCACCAAGCATCGTGATTGAGGCAAAGACTTCAACACGATATTCAATCCACGATTCATCTGATCTGCCTACCGAATGGTTGTGGCAAGGCTGGGCTCAGCAAGCGGTGCTTCAATGCCCTGTCTGGTTCAGTGTGCTTGATCGTGATTTGCGTATCAGCGTGGTTGAGTTGCCTGAGAATGCAGCAGCGATTGACACTCTGCGTCTTGAAGCCGAAGTGTTCGGTGAATGGGTTGATACAAACAGCGCACCGCTTGACGAGATCAACAACTTCTCTGCTGACGCAATCGCACGAATCTTTCAGGTCGCACCGACCACGATTGATTTGCCGAACGGCGCAGGCGAGTGGGTTCTACAACTTGAAGAAGCACGAGCATTGGCGAAGCAGGCTGCTGAGCAGGAAGCCAAAGCTAAAGATGCGCTGGCACAAATGCTGTTGGGTAACGAGATCGGGTTATTGCACGGTCAGCGAGTCGTATCGTGGAAGCAGCAAGATGGTAAGACTTCGTTGGATACGAAAGCGTTGCGTGAGGCGCACCCAGAGTTAGTTAAGCAATATGAAAAGCAAGGTAATCCCTATCGTGTGATGAGAACACACAGAGAGAAGGCAAAGAAATGACAGCAAAGTTGTCTGTTATTTGTTCGTGTGGTGGGAATCTAATTATTTTAAGTGATCTACGCCCATGCGAAAGAATAGGATTTTTTGAAAGTGTTCAAGTTTTTTTTCACGAAGGCGAAACCGAATGTAAAGAAAATTCACTTTGTGAATACCTTTACGAAACAAAACAACATGATCAATATTTTAATGTAATTCAAACTTATTTACTTAGTAAACAAAATAAACCAAAAAGGGAGAAGGTAAAAAAATGAGTAATGAAACTGAAGCAGTTATGTTGAAAGCGGTGCTGGAACAATATGCCACTCCAGACCCGAAGATAGTTGGAACGATTCCACGCAACGGAATCAATCTGGCTTATGTCAGCCACGCAGAAATCACTCGCATCTTGATTGAGATTGACCCGATGTGGAACTGGCAACCGATTAATTGGGTTGATGGCAGACCTGCGATACACGAAGCAAACGGTGTCGCAACGATGTGGGCAACGCTCACGCTGTTAGGCAAATCGCTTGTCGGTGTCGGTTCGGTTCGTTCCGATAAACCTGATCTTGACAAAGAACTTGTCGGAGACTTCTTGCGGAACGCTGCGATGCGATTCGGTATCTGTCTTTCGCTTTGGTCTAAACAAGATTGGGAAGTGAAAGGGAATGTGGCAAGCATTTCTACCGTTCAACCTCGTAGGGCAGATCAGGTGCAAGAGTCTAAAAACGCTCACCCTGCGAATGTTCAGCCAAAAACCAGCCCTCCAGATGCGTTGAGAGATGATGAAATAGAAGCAGCGTTCACTACTACACCACCGCCAGCAACGAAGATCGGGAGTTTGATCAGCGACAAGCAGAAAGGTCTAGTGTCATCTTTGGCCAAAGAAGTCGCTGACGGTGATGTGAAACCGATTACCAAAACTTTGTTCAGCAAAGAAAACTTGAACACGCTCACAACCAAAGAAGGTTCAGAACTGATCAAACATTTAATGGGTATGAGAAAGCAATCATCTAATGAGCAACCCTTCTGAGGAGTTGCAGATGGCTTACGAGTTTGCGATTGGTGTCTTGATTGATTGCGCCCGAAGGGTCGTGGTTTTTGATGGCACTGATCGTGAATCGTTAGACAGTCTGCGTGAAGCCGTGTTGAAGTTTGGCGAGGTAAACGATTTGATTGCGAAGTTTTACAGTGAGTCGTGAACATTGGTCGGAAGATGCAGCTTGCCGTGGCAAGAGTGCGAGCGTGTTCTTCCCTGATCACATTGGCTTTAATGATCATCGTTACGATGAGGCTCTGGCTATCTGTGCGAATTGCACGGTGCGTCAAGAATGTTTAGAGATGGTTATTGTGTTGGAAGACACTGATGATCGTTGGGGTGTGTTCGGTGGTTTGACTCCACCACAGAGAGCGAAGTTGCGTAGAGAGTTGAAAGAGATGTTGAGATGAAAGCAAAACTTTGTGCGTGTTTAGTGAAGCGTGTTGTTCCGATAAAGCCTTACTGCGGAGAGAAGTTAGATGATGATGATGAGTGAAGATCGCAAAGGCGAATGTCAAGGCAACAAAGAGAAATGCAAACTCGCTGATTGCCCGAAGTTCGGAACACTTGGCAGACCAGCAAAAGATGGCAACAGACGGGTCAAAGGTTGCGCTGACCCGACAGCGAGAGGTAAGCGATCACGCACGAAAGGATTAACGAAGCAGCGTGTCGCTCGTAAGCGTTTAGGTGTCGCACCGTCTAACAAGTTCGGTGATGGTAACGAGGAGATGTGGCAAGATGTTTTGTTTGCTAACGAAGTCAAAGCAGGTAAGCAGATCGGGGCTGCTGTAACGGCGTGGAATCGTATTGAGGCTCAGGTGCGTTCTAACGAGGCTGATTACGGTTCACGCCGTAAACCTACGAGAGCGATTCTGATGCCTGACGATTGGGGCAAGGAAGGGCTAGTGATGATCAGATTGAGCGTCTGGGAGGAATTGGTGCGCCCTGCGATGCACGAATACTACGAAGGAGGCGCAAGTGAATAAACCATTCAGCCAGCAGCATTACGACGAAGATGACCACGCCAAATACCAGATATTGGAATGGCTACGCACAAAAGGCTACAAGGTTGAAATCAACCCTGATCAATACGGCATAGACATTCTTGGCAGTCGTTGGGGCAAAAACTTTCAATTTGAAGTGGAGGTCAAACATAACTGGCACGGAAAGTTCTTCCCTTACGAATGTATTCATTTCTCAGCAAGAAAACGCAAGTTCGTTACCCTTGATGCCGATACTTGGTTTGTGATGTTGAACCACGAGCGCACACACGCCCTTTTTATTGACGGTGAACATTTTATGAAATCGCCGTTCGTGATGAAGGATACGAAATATTCGGTAAATGAAGCGTTTGTTGAAGTTGATGTTCAATGGGGTATATTCAGAGACTTGCTAGAGGAGGCAAAATGACACCAGCACAAATAGAGGGCTTTATAGATCGCATTTGCGGTCTATTCCCCACAAGTCAGATCGGGCGCAACACAGTAAAAAATGCGTGGACAGCAGATGATTTCCTTTTGTTTCAAGATGTTGATGACGCTCGGAAAGTTATTCCGTTAATTATGGAACACCACGACAAGTTTCCGAGCCTCAAAGAAGTTCACAAAGCATTTGCATTACTTCGTAAACCAGCGACAGATCAAACAGTAATCGTATGCGAGATTTGCGATGGCAACGGTTGGGATAACGGCAAACGATGGAACTACATGGCCAAAGAATTGATCTGCGAAGGCTTCACTAAAACAGTTTTAGGTCGCACATACTCTTATGTTGTGCCTTGTAAATGTCGGGAGTTCGGCGCAGCTTAAAAAAAAGAAACGAAAACGAGAAGAAGACTCACACAGACCTAAACCATTCGCACGGTAGTTGGTAACACTCGGGAACGAGGGTAGATCACGCTGTAAGTAATTACGGTGTGAGGCGAATAATTTGTTTGGGAATCGCAGTGAGGCAGAGCGATAGGGGCAATTCATAATCTCTAAAGTTCGCTGTTGCTTTAAAATATATATATATATTCAAATCACACAGACGAACTGGTAGGGTTGAGTTATACGCCGACTGAGGCGAACGATGAGCGACTGCGCCACGACCTGTCAAGGACAGAACAAAGAAAACTACTGAACCATATCCAAGCCAAGAAGGAGGCAAGGTGAACGGAGTTACTGTGAATAAATTGTTGATTGTATTTGTTGCGAGTGTTATTGGTTGCGCCAGTGTCGCTGATGCTGCAAACGCACCACATCATATTGAGCGTGTCGTTATGCGTCAGCACCCGTTTGATTTTGTGCCAGAAGCAAAGCGAAGTGTTCCTGCTTGGGCGAAGTGTCCTGAGATATGGAATCGGTTGCGTGATGCTGGTTGGCTTGAGAAAGATGTCGTGAAGGCTGACGCAATTATCTGGCGTGAGTCTCGTTGCATCGCTACAGCGCACAATAAGAATGACCCGAACACCGTGCAAAGCGTAAAAGGTTCGCTTGGTCTGTTCCAGATAAATTTGTTTTGGATTCAGCGAACAACTTATTACCCAAAAGGATATTTGCAAACGGTTTTGAATCGTGAGTTGATGCCAGCAGATTTGTTTGATGTCGCCGTAACGATTGACGCAGCGCAAGCGTTAATTCGTTATGACAGGGCGCAGGGCGGTTGTGGCTGGTCGGCGTGGTTAAGCTGCTGAAATGTGTGCTATTTGAAAAGTTTTTTTAAGATTTCTTTATAACCCTTACTAGATAAGGCTTTGCAGCGTTCAAAAGATTTGTTTGATGGTCGTAGATCGGGCAAGATTAAGTTATCGGGCAAAGAGCCCGATAGTTCAAGAGGAGGACTTATGAAAAAGACAATATTAATTAATGGCAAAGAATATAAAAACCAAAGAATGTTATTGCCAAAACAATTAACAGAGCAAATCAGCAGCGTCAAAGAACAACTTGAGAAAGTTGCTTTTTCAAATCAAACAACAGATGTTACTGCTGATTGGCTTTACAATCTGTGTGATCTTCTAGACGAAATAATTTAGTCAGACCGAAACCCCGAAAGGGGTCTAGCGATTTCTTCGCTACTGATGAGGTCAGAAATCTCAAGTTCAAGAGGAGGACTTAGAAATGGAAACACTAAAAACAAATATCCTGAATCTGATTTCAGGAGAACACGAAAGCGCTTACAGTCTTGCGAAAGAAGTTCTTGCAGGAATTGAAAGCGAAAACGAAACGCCAGAAGGCAGAACCGC